GACAGGCTCCTCTTCGAAAGTGCAACGCGTCCGTGGAGTATCCGCTGCCCCCGCTGTAAATCCAAAAATAAATCAGGATGAGTTCGTTTCAGCACTTGATGAATTAGTTGGTGTATGGAAGGTTCAAGACGGCTGCTCGGTAAGAAGGATTACAAATGAGTTGCCCGAACCAGCACGAACTAAATTTAAAGAAGCATTGATGAATGAAAAGATTAACTCGGCTCGCCTAGTTGAATTGTTAGCAACATTTGACATTGCGGTAGGCTCTGATGTTATGCGTAGACATCGTAGAAGGCTATTCGGCAAAGACGGATGTAAGTGTCCAATTGAATCTTGATGATGCTTTAGACAATCTCTTAAAGACAACAGAGATTGCCTCAGTTCAAAAAACTGAGCCACGACAAAGACAAGCCGAATGGACGCCTGGAGTTACCTGGATGGGCGACGAGGGAACAATAACTACACCTCCAGTTGAGGGTGAGGTTCATCCCGATTGGTCGGGCGTATTAAAAATGTGGGGCTTGGACCCTGAGCATTTTGCAGTTGTAGAACCAGTTCTTTTCAATGTGTGGGGCGATACTTTAGGAATTCTCAATCGCCAATGGAAAGGCAAAGTAGTTCGTAAAGGACGACAAGAAACTGCCGACATTGAATCTCTTATTGCTGAAATTAAAAAACATAAACCTCGCGAAAGAAAAGAAATTGATGGCGGGGCGAGTCTTGTTGTTTGTGCCTCTGATTGGCAAGTAGGAAAAAGAGATGGTGATGGGCTTAAGGGTTTAGTTGGTCGCTGGCTTCAAGCAATAGATGATGTTGAGTTCAGATTAAAAGAATTAAAGAAACTAGGTCGCCCCATCGATTCGATTACAGTTCTTTGCCTTGGCGATTTAGTTGAAGGATGCGATGGTCATTACGACATTCAGACTTTCACAGTTGAAGTCGATAGGCGTGACCAAGTAAAGATTGCTCGTCGCCTTTTGAGAGATGCACTCATCCGCTGGTCTCGAGTTGTCCCGTCAATCACCGTTGCAGCAATTGGCGGAAACCACGGCGAAAACCGTAAGAACGGAAAAGCGTTCACAACACTTGGCGATAATGATGATGTCGCTTTAGTTGAGTCCGTTGCTGAAATCTTCCAAGCCAATCCTGACGCCTATGGTCATATCAAGTTTGCAATTCCAACCGATGAGTTGAGCCTGACTCTTGAAGTTCACGGACAAATTATTGGAATCACCCACGGACACCTTGCTCGCTCGGGACAGGGAGTTGAAGGTAAGTTGCGTAGGTGGATTGCTGACCAAACACTAGGGCGTCAAAAAATCGGCGACTGTGACATCTTGGTGACTGGTCACTATCATTCATTCAAACTAGCGGATTGGGGAGGAGTCAAATGGCTGCAAGCACCAGCCCTCGACGGGGGAAGCGTGTGGTGGAGACAATCAACGGGGGAGATTGCGGATGTGGGAGTTCTGACATTCCTAGTGAGCAGTCGGGGAGTGTCGGACATCCAGGTATTATGAACGACCCAAGAGACATCGCTTTATATGCTGCTGAGTTGGTCTCAGGAGAGCGTCAGGACGCCTACGGGCATCCCTTGGATAACTTCACTAGGGCAGCGCAGATTTGGTCTGTAATCCTGGGCTGTGAGGTCTCAGCGGAGCAGGTAAGCCTTTGTATGGTTGGAATGAAGATTGCCCGTGAAGTTAATCAAACCAAGCCCGATACAGTCGTGGATGGAATCGGTTACTTCCTTACCCTTAATATGATTCAAGAAGAAAGACTTCGCAGAACTTCATAACTTGAGTCGGGTCGGCTCAACTTTGATTCGTAATAAAAATTAGCGCAAAAATAGAGACTGATACACTATGAGCAATGTGCGCTAGTCGCCCGAGTTGTCGTCTTATCTTTGTGTCCGTGTGACCTAGACGGTTTACTTGGGCTACCCAAGTGCCGTCATAGGAGGTAAGAATGGCTCGCTATCGAGTTCTACAGGGTATCGATTACCCACCCAACAAACGCGCCGAAGCGGGCGATGTTGTTGAAGATTTACCAGCCACATCTATTAAGTGGCTTACTGAAATTGGCGCGATTGAAGATGCCAATAAACCTGCTAAAACAATAATTGAAGAACCTGTAGTTGAGCCTGTCAAGGAAGAACCAATTGTCGAGGCTCCAGTTGAGCCTGTTATCGAGGCAGAGGGTTTTGACCCTGAAGCAACAGATGGCGATGGCGATGGATTTATTCAAGACGGAACCCCACACCAACGCCCAGTTGAGGAGACTGAATAATGCCTACATTTGCACACGGTAAAAATGTTAATGTTTTTGTTAATGAATATGATTTTTCTGCTTTCTTTAATGATGTAAGCGCAACAAGCACAGTTGAAACTTCTGAAACTTCAGCCTTCGGCTCAAGTGCAAAAACTTACATTGTTGGTCTACAAGACGGAACAGTTTCTCTTAGTGGAATGTTCGATGGAACAGCAGTAACAGGCACAGATGTATTTTTCTCAGCAGCACTTAGTTCTGCTACTAAATTAAATGTCATTGTTGCCCCGTCAGGTCACTCTAATGGAGCAAACGCAATTGTCCTTGAGGCGGATGACACCTCATACGAAGTCTCAGGAGCAGTTGCCGATGTCGTGCAGACAAGCGCTGAATTCCAATCAAGCGACGGAGTTGAACACGGAAAGATTCTTTCTTCAGGTTCAGCAATCTCAGCAACAGGAAATGGAACATCTGTTGATAATGCAGCCTCATCTGCCAATGGCGGAGTAGGCTTTGTAAGCGTTCCAACTAATACTCGTAATGGCAACATAACAGTCAAGGTTCAGCAGTCAGCCGACAACTCAACCTTTACTGATTTGATTACCTTTACAGTCGTTTCCAGTACAACCAAAACTTCTCAAAGAGTTGAAGTTACTGGAACCGTAGCAAGATACCTGCGCGTGAACTACACGGTTGCAGGTTCCACAGGTACCGCCACCCCAGTAGTGGCTTTCGCAAGGAGAAACTAATGCCTACATTCACACACGGTAAAGCCACCGTATTCAAGGTGGACAATTCAGGTGGAACCCTAACTACTATCAGCGATGTGCTGACAGATGTTTCATTTCCACAGACAATCGAGACCGCCGAGACCACAAGTTTCGGCAGCAATGCAAAGACCTACGTTGTGGGTTTGAGCGATGCAACTATTTCAATCTCAGGTAACTTTGATACAACAGTTGATGCACACCTCAGCGGGATTTTAGGACAGGCAGCAACGGTGTCGTTTGAGTACGGACCTGAAGGTTCAACTGCGCTAGATGCAAAGTACACAGGCGAGTGCATAATGACTTCTTATGAGAAGAGTGGTGCAGTTGGTGATGTTGTAACTTTCTCAGCAGAGTTCCAAGTTACAGGTGCCGTCACCCGTGGCGCTTACGCATAATCAATAATTAAATAACAACTTAATAAATCGTGACCAACCTAGTGTCCAAGGAGAAATAAATGAGTCTAAAAGAAGCAATTTTCAGCAGCGATGACATCACAAAGGAACTCGTAGAAATCCCTGAATGGGGAGTAACTGTCGAGGTTCGTTCGATGACAGCGAATGAAAGAGCAAAACTCGGAGAAGGCGCTGCTAAAGGCGACAAGACCGATGTTGCTGCAATGTACGCACTAACTGTTATTGCAACTGTTTACGACCCAACTACAGGTCTGCCAGTCTTTACAGCCCAGGATAAGGAAGCAATCCTTTCTAAGAATGGTGCAGTTATCGAACGCCTTGCAACTAAGGCTCTCGGCAACTCAGGTCTTTCTGAAAAGGCGGCAGACGAAGCACAAGCACGATTTCCTGAAGAATCCTGAGCGTAGGTTTCTTTTCGAACTTGCTGAAGAATTAGGTAGGACGGTGGGCGAACTTCTTTACGGGAGTCCCGCCCACCGCCCCCTATCCAGTATGGAATTAACCGAGTGGTCTGCTCTTTATATCCTAAGAGGGAAAGAGCGGGAAAAAGCGGAAAGAAAGGCTAAGGCAAGAAGATAATGGCTGAAGTTCCGCAGATGGAGATGCGGGCGCGAGTTAGCGCCGATACCGCACAATTTACCCGAGGTATGCAACAAGCATCTCAGGCTGCTGAAGGATTTATACAAACTTCAAATCGACTCCGCGGAGCGATGACTGGAGTTGGTATTGCTTCAGGCGCAGCCATTACAGCGATGATTGCTTTTGGAACAAAAGCATTTATGGCTGCTGCTCGCGTAGATGAACTCGATATTGCGATGAACGCAGTTGGTAAATCAACTGGTCTTGGTTATCAAGTAATTAGAGATGCCACCGTTGCCATTAAGGAAAACGGCATCGAAATGGAAGTTGCTCAAAAGTCTGCTTTAAAGTTTGCTCAAAATAATTTAGAACTTGGAAAAGCAGCCGACCTAGCCCGCGTTGCTCAAGACCTTGCAGTTATTAGCGGTATGAACTCAACAGATACATACAATATGCTCACCCACGCCGTTATCACGGGTCGAAGTGAAGTTTTAAAATCAGTTGGTATCCAAAAATCCGCGGGTCAAATGTATGAGACTTTTGCTCGCAGTATTGGCAAAACAACAAAACAACTTACCTATCAAGAAAAACAACAGGCTGTTCTTTCGGGCGCTTTGACGGAAGGCGCAAAAGTCGCTGGAACATACGAGGCTGCTATGACCAGCCCTGGAAAAGTTTTGCGTTCTTTTGCCCGCCTTAATAATGAAATACAGGTGTCAGTCGGCGGAGTTCTTCTTAAGGCTATTGGTCCACTTATTTTCTCTGCATATAACTTAGTTAAATCCTTTGCTAAGGCTATAGAAAAAAGTGAAATTTTACAGACAATTTTTAAGGCTATCACTTTAGTTTTGCAAAAATTAACAAAACCTTTTATTGTCGCAATTGATAAAATAAAAGAGTTTGTTGATAATTTAAAACCTGTCGCAACCATTGGGGAAAAATTTGAGGGTGCGATGAGTGGCGCCCAAGATAAAATAAAAGGTTTAGCCGAGAAAATTGAGTTCTTGCTTCCAGCAATTGCAGCCGTAACAGCGGCTTTTGCTACATTTGCTGGAGCGCAACTTTTTAGAATGATTCCAATTTTAGGCACGGTGCTTGGCGGGCTTGCTGGTCCTATTGGAATTGTTGCAGTCGTTTTGGCAACCTTGTATTTGACTTCATCTCAAGTGAAAACCGCTATAAATAATTTAGTCACATCAATGAAGCCTTTCTTTTCCATTGTCGTCAAGTTGGGTAAGGCATTGGCTGTGTTGGGTGGTTTTGCAGTTGCTATCTTGGCTAAAGCAATAAGCGGTTTAGCCAAAGTTATTAGTTCGGTTACTGGATTTTTTCAAAAACACTCAACAATTGCAAAAATCCTGGCTGGCATAATTTTGACTCTTGTTGGTGCTTTTATCGCTTACAAAGCAGCACTTATTGTGATTCCAGCAATTCAAGCAGCAGTCGCATTTACTTCAGAGTTGCTTGGTGTTGCTCAGGTCCTAATGTCAGGTGGGCAATTAGCAGCGATAGCCTCTACAAATGGCTTAGCAGCATCTATGCTTAAACTAAATGCAACAATGTACGCAAACCCAATTGGATTGATAATTGGAGCAATAGTTGGGTTAGTAATTGCTTTTGGTTTTGCGTGGAAAGAAAGTCAGACTTTCCGTGAAGTTATGACAAAAGTATTTGATTTTGTAGCCAACGTAGTCGGAAAAGTTTTAGGATTTATTTTTAAACTTTTTGGCAATCTGTTAGTTGCTTTTGGAAATCTAATTGACATTAACAATACTTTTGGAAAAGTAGTAGCAAGTGTTATACAGTTTGTATATCAAGTGTATTTAACCTGGTACACATTTATTGTCAAAGCAATTAAATCTGTGATTGATACTTTCCTAATGCTTTTTGAGAATCAAACTGTTTTTGCAAAAGTAGTTGCAGGTATTATTAACTTTATTATAGGTGTTTATACAACCTTCTACAGTTTTATTCTTGGGACTATAAAATCAGTCATAGATGCTTTTGTAGATTTGTTTAAAACAAATGAGACATTCAGAAATATTGTTGAAACCGTATTCAATGCAATTCAGGCTATAATCGGTTTTGCTGTAACAACAATTGTTGTTGTATTGGCAAACATTATTAAAGTAATTGCTACGCTGGTTTATTATTTTGGTAAATTCAGAGACTTTATTGCAGATGTTTGGGGTAAAATAACCTTAGCCATTGACAAGGCTAAAGACATCATAGGTGGAGTTCTTAGCAAACTCGGAAACATTATGTCGGGTGTTATTTCGTTTATGAGGGAAAAATTTGCATCTTTCATAAATTGGCTTGCTAACCTTGCAGATAAAATTCCTGTTCTTTTGGGAGGCGATGTAATTCGTGATGCCTTGCGAGGTATTGCTAATGCTATTAGTGGAGTTAAAAAAGCCGAAGAAGATTTTAAGCCAAGTTTAGGCGAAGATATTAGCAAAACTGCAATTGCGGGGATTGACGCAGCATCAAAGTTAAATTCAAAAATAATTGAGGCTTCTTTATCTTGGGGTAACTACAAAGATGGCGCTGCTGGAACGCTTTCAGATGTAGCAAACAAAATGCTGGGCTTTGCTGCAAAAGTAAATAAAATTGCTACTGACGAAGTTGGTAATAAATTGGTGGCTGGCTTCATAACTGCTGGCGAAAAAACATCAACCGTTTTAGGCACAATGATAAAAGGTATTACAGCCCTAAAAGAGATGAAGTTTGGCGATAAGATTGTTGAAGGCTTAGTCAAGGGAGCCAATATTGCTTCAGACGGTCTTGGCAAAGTCATTGCAGGTTTAGAAAAAATGAAAGACTTAGAAGTTGGCAAGTTCATTGTTGAAAATACTAGCGAGGCAGCAGTTAAGGCTGGAGAGTTTTTGCTTGGTCTTGGCGCTGGTATCGAGTCATTTACCAGTAGCAATTTTGTGGACAAAATCGGAGATGCTTTTGGTGATTTAGTAGCAAAACTCAAAACTGGATTGGGTTTTGGCAACATTCTTGAGGACCTTAAAAAAGAATTTTCGAAGCCTGGAGATTTAAATTTTGATGACCCCAACGCAGATGAGTTAGCCAATGGAGCCAAAAGATTAGAAACAATTCGGGACTCAATGAAGGCAGGAATTGACGCAATCCGTGGCGTACTTGATGACTTAAAACAGGCTGCAAAAGACTTTGCAGACAGTCTCAAGGACACAATTGTAAACTTTGCGGGTCTTAAGGGTGTTGAGTTGCCTGATGGTTTCATTCCAAAGGCTAAATCTTTAATTGCAAATATGGAACAACGACTTAATAAGAGTCAGCAGTTCGCAACACAGATTGCTCAATTGCAAGCAATGAACCTTGATGCAGATGCCTTAAAGTCAATTATTGAAGAGGGTCCGATAAAGGGCGCTCAACTCGCTGCTTCAATTTTAGGTGGCGGACAAGAGGCAGTTAATGATGTAAGCCGTCTACAAAAGCAGATTCAGTTCGCTGGAGCGAGAATTGGTGCTTTTGGTGCAGAGGCAGGATTTAGCGGACAGATAAGTGATGCAACTAGAATTCTTAACTCTATGCAAGGTCAAGATTTCCAAACAGCAAGCCGAGGCAATAATGTTTACATCCAGCAAGGAGCCTTCCAACTCAATGTTGATGTCTCAGGAGCCAAAGATGATGAAGAGCGCACGGCGATTATCGCAGCAAAAATTGAGGAAACATTCGCAATTCTAGCCCGACAGTTAGCGAGTAAATAATGGCAACTTACACACTCCGTCCTGATGCAAACTGGAACAATGACAGCCTCTTTACAATTTCGGGTGGGTCAGCGTCAGTTCACGCTGCTCTTGCAGATAACAACGATGCAACTTTCATAACAAGAACAAGCAATACAGTCCCAGCCTCTTACGAGGCAGAGTTTGGCACACAAACACTTTCGGCAACAGAGCAAGTAACATCTGTAAATCTTCGAGCAAGAATCGCAGTCGGAACAGCGGGTATCGCGCAGTTTAGTCTTGGGGTTATTACTGACCGTAACGGCAGAACCGTTTATTACTCTGTCCCAATCTCTAAGCAAAATACCCTGGCTCTTTCTACAGTTGATTTTGCATTAAATATGACAAGCGCTCCAAATGGTGCTGCTTGGACTCAAACGCTTATTGATAATCTTTCATTCAAGTTTACAGACAATGCAACAGCCTTGGCTGATAAAACTAGCGTTTACGCAGTTTATGTTGATGTTGTTACCACTACTCAACCAACAGTTACGGTTACAGCACCTTCAGGAACAATTACGACCACTTCATTTCCATCAGTTGTATGGACATATGCCGATGCAGATGGAGACCCACAATCAGCATACGAAATTAAGATTTTTGACTCAGCAACTTACGGTGCTAGTGGTTTTAGTGCAGATACTTCAACGCCATCGGTTGAAACGGGCATCGTGGCTTCGAGCAATAACGGGCAAACACTTGAGGCAGATTTAGCAAACAGCACGACATATCGTGCTTATGTAAGAGTTGCTCAATTAGCCAACGGCAGTAATTATTTTAGCGCTTGGTCTTTTTCAACATTTAGTTTAGCCGTGGATGCTCCTGCTAACCCAACGGTCTCAGCATTTTATGAAACCGATACTGGCTCAGTCGCAATTACAGTTTTTGGTCGCACAAATGTTCTTAACACCAACCAAGCATCTTTAGAAACAAATACAGACGGTTGGGTTGCTCTCTCAAATTGTTCACTTACTCGTTCAACCGCTCAAGCGTCAGATGGTTCTGCCTCCTTAGCCGTGACAGCAACAGCATCAGGTGATGCAACCGCAACAACCACTACTGCCTTGGCTTTCACCGTTACTCCATCTACTAAGTTTTCTGCAACCGCTGAGTTCAGAGCCAATACAACCGCTCGCTCTACAGCGGTAGGAATTCTTTGGCGCGATTCGAGCGGTACAACAATCTCTACTGCCTACGGAACAAGCGAAACAGATTCAGCAAGCGCGTGGAATCAATGTACGGTTTCGGCAACAGCGCCAATTACCGCAGTTACCGCTTTAGTTGTAGTAAAAATTATCTCTGCTGGAGTAAGCGAAGTTCATTATGTAGACAAGATTGCCTTCCACGCAGGTGATGAACCTTTTTGGACTCGCGGAGGATTTGGCACGTTCTCCTTTGATGTTGAACGCTCAGATGATTCAGGAACAACTTATACAGCAATTCGCAATAGTCCTGTAAGCGCCGACACTTCACAAATTGCAACCCTGAGTGATTACGAAGTTCCACTTGATACAACCGTGACCTATCGTGCGAAAGCGAGGGCTGAAATCTAATGGCTGTTTTATCGTCGGGTTATACAACTACTGAGCCAATTCAAATTGCAAACGCAGGAGTTTGGTCATTTACGGCTGTGCAAAGTCCAACTATTCGTGTTACACAATTAAGAGTTCAACAGCCTCTTAATTCATCTGTCGTGGAATCTTATGGGGTTTTTAAACCCCTCGGTGCCTCTAAAACTGTTGTTGTAGCAACAAGCATTTATGGAATTGACGGCTCTTATGAGTTCACCACTCAGGGAGAAACAGAGTGGGCTGCTTTATATCCAGTTCTCACATATCAAGGAATCTTGCACGTTCACGACCCTCTAGGGCGTCAAAAATATGTTCGCTTTGTAGATAGAACTTGGACAGAGGTAGGCGACATCAATAATTTGATTCGTAACGCAAAGGTTAATTACTTTGAAGTTGAGGCTCCTTGATGTATCCCGTATCTGACGCTTTCTTATCGTCAGTTCGTAAGTCCCATATCAGCAATGTCAAGATTGAGATTTATGATATGGCTAATAATGAAATTATTAGTACGGCTCAACCAATTTCAGGTGAAGTCACGATTGACTCGCGCAGAGATATAAGGCGCCAATGTTCAATTGAGTTCATTGATAAAGACGGAACTTTAGTACCAACAAATAATCGTTCCTCAATTTTACTGCCATACAACCGCGAAATTAAAATCTATCGTGGAGTTCAGTTTGCAGACGGGACAGAAGAATTAGTTCCTCTCGGTGTATTTATTTTGACAACTGTAGAAATTACCGACACTCCTGAAGGAGTTCGAATTACGGTCCAAGGCTCAGATAGAAGCCTTAGAGTAATCCGAGCAAAGTGGACGAGTCACGACTTTTACATTGAGGATGCAACTGCCAAGGAAACGGCAATATCGCAGATTCTTAAAGATAGATTCCCAGCAGTTAAAACATTGTTTCCAGCAACTAATCAGGTAACTGACATTATCTATCCGACTCTTGACCAGTCATCAAATCCCTGGAAAGAAGCGCTTACGATAGCCGAGTCCGCTGGAATGGATTTATATTTTGATGAGAACGGAACAGTTCGTATGCGACCTATTCCTGACCCTGATAGCGGTGTTCCCCTAATAACTTATGAGGACAACACGGAATCTGTTTTGACTTCATTGAGTCGCTCTTTATCTAGTGATGAATCGTTTAACCACGTTATTTATACGGGTGAAGGAACCAACCTCTCGATTGGTGTAATTGGGGAGGCTAAAGATGATAACCCAGCATCTCCAACTTATGTAGAGACTTATGGTTCAGTTCCTATTTTCAAGTCATCCCCTTACATCCTGACAGTTGCCGAGGCTCAAGAGGCTGCCTCAGCAGAACTTCGAAAAGTTATTGGAGCGCTTGAAAAAATCTCCTGGGACCAAATTGTAAATCCCGCTCACGATGTCTATGACTTGGTAAAGATAACTCGTACACCATCAGGAGTTGATGCCACTTTGGTGCTTGATTCAATTACGATACCTTTGAGTCCGCAAAACACAATGAGCGCAATTGGAAGGAGTCGGAGATTCTGATGGATTTAAATTATCTTGTTAATCAAATCAAGGGTGAAACAAATGTTCCGACTCTTAGGCTTCGTCAGGCTTATGTGGTTGATAAGCACAACAGTCCCGCAAGAGTTGATATTCAAATAGCAGGGGATACAAATACCTTGCCCTCAGTAAAATATCTACACAGTTATGCGCCACAAGTAGGGGACACGGTTTTTGTCCTTACAAACGGTTCTGATATTTTGTGCCTTGGAGATTTAGCAACTTAGGTTCATAAACCATAGGTTAGAATTAACTCACCTAAGATTAGGAGAAATAATGGACAAGAAAACACAGGCGATGCTTGCCTCATACGGACGCTCTTTTTTAGCAGCCGTCACTACAGCATTTATGATTACAGGCGGAGACCTCCTCGCACTTGATGGAGATGCACTCAAGGCAATCCTCGCAGCAGGTATCTCAGCAGTTCTTCCCGTCGCAATTCGCGCAGCCAATCCTAAAGACCCCGCTTTCGGCAAGATTGCTGATGGAGTTACGGAAGCAGTTGTCGGCAAACTTACGAAGAAGGCAACGGCTAAAAAGGCAACGGCTAAAAAGTAATGTCAGTTGAAAAAGTTCTAGCAGCAGCCAAAGCCGAGGTCGATGCGGGTTATCGCGAGGGTGCCAACAACGACACAAAGTTCGGTAAGTGGTTTGGATTAAATAATCAACCTTGGTGCGCTATGTATGTTTCTTGGTGTTTTAAAGAGGCTGGGCTTTCAGACATTGTTGCTGCTCAATCTAAAAAAGGTTTTGCTTCTTGCGATGTCGGACTGAAGTGGTTTGCTAAAAAAGGTCAAGTAGTTCCTGTCGGTCAAGCAAAGGCTGGAGACATTGCGTTCTTCCAGTTCGATGAAGATGCACAGGCAGACCACGTTGGCATCGTTCACAAAAACGATGGCAAAGGAACTCTTTGGGTCTACGAAGGCAATACGAGTGGGGATACAAAAGGAAGTCAATCAAATGGGGATGGGGCTTTCTTAAAAAAGCGAGCCTATAAACTCATTATGGGAATTGCTCGTCCAGCGTATCCAGCAACTTCAGCAGTTTCAAAAACTGCGGACGAGGCGCGGAAGAAAGCATAATTATGGCAGCCGAAGAAATTCAACCAACACTAGGAGAAGTAATGAGACGGCTTGACGACCTAACTATGGAAGTCAAGCAGATGAATCTCAATGTTGGTCAGACTTATCTTCGGAAAGATGTTTATGACGCGGATACCGAAAGATTCGCTCAAGCAATGGACCACATAACTGACCGTCTTGAAAAGATGGAGAGTCGCTCCGAATGGGTTATTCGTACCGTTGGAGCGCTTTTCATAACAACAGTTGTCGGTGCCTCGATGTACCTTGGACAAAGCATAGGTATCTGAGATTTGACATAACCAACAGGGGTTGTGTACCCTCTCGGATGAGAGGAGAACAACTATGTCAGATGTACAACCAATTGATGATTTTGAAATCATCGAAGAACCAACTCGCGAGGCTTTTGTAATCAGCGATGATTCAAAGGCTGACTGGGCGATGCGTAAACTTGCATCCCTACGGCGTAAGCAAGCCGACAACAAAGCCATCTATGACCGTGAGGTATTACGAGTCGCAGAATGGCTTGAGAAGGTCAATACAGACCTTGAGAGAGATGCTGAATGGTTTGAGTCGAACCTCAAGCCATACGCGCTCACAGAGCGCTACAACGGGCGGAAATCAGTAGTCCTGCCCCACGGAACAATCAAAACAACGGCGGGTCGCCCAAAGATTGAAATTGAGGATGAGTCAAAATTCCTCGCGTGGGCAGAAGCAAGCCAACCTGAGTTGATTCGCGTTAAAAAAGAAATCGACAAAAAGGTTCTAAATAGTTTACTTACCGATTCAGGTGATGTAATATCAACCCAAGGCGAAATTGTCCCATCGGTTCGAGTTATTCCAGCCGAGACTTCAGTTTCATTTGTAATAGCAGATTGAGAGAGGAACTTATGTCAGACCAAACAGCACTTCCCATTGCTCAGGCAATGAACGCAATTATGAAAGAAGTTGGAGCCATTGCAAAAAAAGACAAAAACACATCTCAAGGATTTAATTTCCGCGGGATTGATTCAGTCGTCAATGCAGTATCTCCAGCACTTCAAAAGCACGGCGTAATCGTTGTTCCTTCAGTTGAGGATTACGAATATGCAACGGTTGAAATTGGACGCAATCGAACAGCAATGGGTCACGTCAAAATAAAAGTCACTTACACATTCATTGGTGCAAGTGGGGACTCAATCAAGACCACGGTTGTAGGCGAGGCGATGGATGCTGGAGACAAGGCAACGGCTAAGGCAATGTCCGTGGCTTTTCGAACTGCATTACTTCAAGCGCTGGCGCTTCCAACAGATGAACCTGACCCTGACTCATCGAGTTACGAGCGTTCAAGTGCAGCCGATGTCATAGCGCCAAGTGCTGTTTTAACCAAGATTGCACAGGCGACGACTATCGATGCACTTGCTGAAATCGGTCAGTACATCACCACAAACAAAGATGGATACAGCGCTGAGTTGCTTGAGCAATTTCGCATCAAGTTCAAAGAGCGTCAAGCAAACATCATCGTACCTAAATTGGAAGAGGACACCAATGAGACAACAACAGAGGAGCCAATCGTTACTGTCAATGCCTGAGTTGCCTTACGACCAAACTTCAGGACATAGCGGAACAGATACATCAAAGGCTCGGGCGATTGAGGCAGACAGGTCAGGAAAGACCGCTATGCGTCAGGCTCAAGCACTTGAGTTGCTCAATGCAACTTACGAACAAGGTCTTACCTGGAAAGAGTTCAGTTTGATAACTGGACTTCACCACGGGACCGCTTCGGGTGTATTGTCCGTTCTCCATAAAGCGGGTCGCATTGCAAGACTCAAACAATCTCGTAATGGATGTAAAGTCTATGTGGGATTAAATTGGGTTGAGAATCGGGTCATCGAAAAACAAGGGCGCAATAAATGTTGCCCACATTGCGGAGGTAATTTGTGAGTATCAGATGGATAACAAAAGTTTGGTCCGATTCACCTTATGACGGGACTCGACTTTTAATTCATCTTGCACTCGCAGATATTTCTCACGACGATGGACGATTCTTCGCATCCCAAAAAATGTTGGCTGCGAAGGGTCGTTGCTCTATCGAGTATGTCCGTAAAGTCATCAATCAGATGGTGGAAGAGGGACACATCAAAATAATCAGCAAGGGAAATTCTCGAGGTAAGGCTACGACTTATCAACTTTTGTGGAAAAAACTACCCAACTCTGTTGGGGAGGCTTTACCCATTGAAGATGACGAACTCCCCAACTCAGATACCCCTCACTCCCCAACTTTGGAGGTCTCACTCCCCAACTCCACTCCGTACCATCCGTCCTATACATCCGTCCTATCTACAACAAAGAGCGACGAAACTGCTGTCGCAGTTGTCGCGCTCTCTGAGGTAGTTGCTAAACGATGGTGGGAAAAGCAAAGAGTTAAACCTTTAGGTAAAGGGGCGTGGCACTCCCTCCTTCAGATAACAAAGGCAGCCGAAGTGCGGGGCTACAGCGAAGAGCAGATTGAGTTGGCACTTGATTACATCGGGACAGTTCCTACAATGCGTCAAATGGATTTAGTTCTCAGAGGAGTGGGAGTTAAGACCAAGCACGAAAGTGGAGCAATTAGGGCAATCGAGTTATCGGAGAAACTACGCAATGAATCTTCCTGACATCGCCCTGCTTCTCGGCTATGTGGGCATCTATGACCTTCGAGTTCAAGTCGATGAATTAAAGGTCCGTGCGTGGGCAGAATCCCTGGATTTTGATATGCCGTTAGATGAAGCAAAGAAAATTGTTTCTTGGCACTACGCTAATTCGGACCAAGCAATCAATCCCAGTCACCTCAATCGTCATTGGCGAATTCGTGTTTCTTCAGAAAAGGAACGCCTTCGCGGTGAAGCGATAACCCGTGAGTTCGAGGAAGCAAAGCAAAAGGCTTTGTCATACGAGGATGCACAAAAATATTTAGAAGAGATTCGCAAAAAGTTACATAAGGGGAATGATGCTTCATTGGAAACTGATAATGGGAAGTTGGCATCTGACCTATGAGGATATTGGTATTTGTCGATTGGTATTACAGGTGGCGACGCAGACGAGCGCAAAGGTCTGCCCTGCTTGCCTGGACGCCATCGCGGACTCGAGACTTCAATGGCTAAACCTAGACCTGCAAAGGTTAGTGATGAAACCCGATTCACAGTTTTAGGGCGTAACGGATACAAATGCGAAAAGTGTGGCGAGGACTTTTTATGGGGCGTATCAGTTCACCATAGACGACCACGGATGATGGGAGGCTCGAAGAATGAGTTGCTTCATCAACCAGCCAACCTCATCGCATTATGTGGCTCGGGAACTACGGGATGTCACGGCTGGGTTGAATCCAATCGCGACAAAGCGCGTGAGTTGGGTTATCTGATTATGAAAGTTGAATCTGCCGAGGATATACCATTCAAGGACAATTCGGGCAAATGGTGGAAAATAGACAATTCAGGTCATAAGGAGCAATTTGACATTAGAGATGAACGCTCTGATGCTTGAGCAATGGAATGTTTATGTCAGATTGATGAAGCCGAACAAGTCGTTTATCGACTTGAGTTCAACCAGCGTCCTTGGACGACCAACGCTGAACGCGCTGGGAACAGATGGGAGAGAGCAAGTCTTACGAAAGAGTGGAGACTCGGTTTTCAACTTTTGGCTAAAAGTGAGAGGATACCTCCTATGTCTTGGATAACTGTCACAGTTGAACCTCATCAGAAAGGTGGGCGCCTTCAAGATGTGGGGGCGTGTAATCCATCTGTCAAGGCAGCAATTGATGGAATCGTAGATGCAGGAGTTTTACCTGACGACTCTTCACAGTATGTGAAATCGTTAATTTATTTACCACCAAAGAATGATAAAAATTCATTGGTTCTTTACATACGAGGGGTAGAAAAAGAGAGGAAGTTTAGATGAACGCAGAATTCTTTTGGACAGCAGTTGCGCTCGCTTTCGCAGGTTTAATTATTGTTCCGTTTTATCTAGCGATGTTCATTGCCTACGACAAGTCAAAATCAAAAAACACACTAGAGTTTTTGGCAACAGCCAATCACATTGAAAAGAAAGTTAAATTCGATGAAGCAGTCGAACGCCTGTTCGAAGAGGGAGTAACAGAATGACAACAGTAATGGAAGCAACGGAGTTAGACGGTAAAGGTCTCGATGAGGTAAAAATTCTGACTGATGCTATTCGCACTCATCAATCACAGATTCAAGATTTAGGCAAAAGACGCAAGCAGTTGATTCTCCGTCTACGCAAACAGCGCATCACATATCGTGAGATTGCTGACGCAATGGGAGTATCAGAGCAGTTGATTTACAAAATCATCAAGGATGATATTGACCGCACTCCGAAATATGATGAAAACGGAAAAGTGATTCGTTACCGAGGGCGACCAGCAAAACAAGTTATCTAATGAAAGCGAAGATAAAAGTTGGACAAGTTGCCTCAGTTGCTATCTCATCCCTTGAGGCGTATCCGACAAATCCTCGTCGTGGCGATATTGAAGCGATTGCTCAATCACTCAAATCCCACGGGCAGTATCGCCCTATTGTTATCCAGTACGGTACGAATTTTATCTTGGCGGGTAATCACACCTACAAGGCTGCAAAAAAACTGGGCTGGAAGAAAATCAAAGTCACCTACATCGAAGTTGATGAAACAACAGCCCGAAGAATAGTTCTAGCCGATAATCGATTAACTGACCTTGCAGGATATAACGAGCCACTTCTCAAGAGTTTGCTTCAAGCCTTGCCTGAGTTGGATGGCACGGGCTTTACTCAATCGGAGGTTGATACTTTAGACAGGCTGACAAACGGTGAGGAAAAGAGTTCGATTGCCTCTAAGCCTTTACCTAGCGACCCTGAAGTAAAGATTGGCGCCTGGAAGTTCTCAATCGAGATGGATGCCTACAAAGCGTGGAAAGAACAGTTATACACCGAGGCACCGACAAAACAAAAAGCCATCAAAATCATTAAAGAGCGCCTTGGTTTTCCTGAGCGTAAGCCAGTTGAGGCTGAGCCAAACGGTGAGAAAAGCGAGACCAGCGCCGAGGATGTTGAGACAGTTGCCATCAATGAGATAAAGGTTCACCCTCTTAACCCGCGTGAGGGCGATATAGGCTCGATTATCGAGTCCCTGACACATATGGGTCAATATCGACCAATCGTGGCTAACAAGCGGACGCGACACATAGTTTCGGGAAATCACACATATCAAGGCGCAGTTCAATTAGGATGGGAAAAGATTGCAGTTCATTGGATTGATGTTGATGAGATTGAGGAAATTAAAATCCTCATTGTTGATAATCGAACCAGCGACCTTGCAACCTACGACCCACAGGAGTTGAACAAACTTCTCACGACAACAAATCTTAAGGGAACAGGGTTTAGTCCTGAAGAGGTGGCTGAGATTCTCGCGGGGGGAAAATCCAAGCCTGGTCATATTCCTGTTGGTCGTTCTACAATCCGAGTTGGCGAACACTCGATGAGAGTTCATAGTGAAGATTTGAATGAATGGGCTAATGCCATCTATAACTGGAAAGACATCGCGCAGTTATTGGGTGTGCCAGTTGAAGCCTGTTCGATAGAGGTAGAATAAACCTATGGAGAAAAAGATTGGTAAGCGTTGGCTCGTATATGGACGCACAGGCGGACTTGCTGTTGGTTTCACTATTTCAAAGTATAACTTTTATATCGAATTAGGATTTTGGTATATCGGAATGGAATTTTAATGGCAACCGCAGTTGAAAAGAAGAAACCAACACCAAAGCCTAAGAGTAATGCTGGACGTAAGACAGCCCTTCTTGATGTAACTAAGGAGCAGACTCTCCTTGACTACATCAGAATTGGAACACCTGTTCGAAAAGCGGTTGCTGCTTCAGGGATAGCAGAAAAGACTTTCTACAACTGGATGAGTCGAGGATTGGCAGAGCGCGAGCGCTTATCTTTATCAATGACCGCAAAATCTAATCCTACTGAAGTTGTATTTTTGCAATTTTTACAGCAAGTTGAGCAAGCAAGAGCAGAGGCAATTACTAAAAAGGTTGCAGTTATCGCAAAGAGCGGTAACGATGGAGATTGGCGAGCAGCAGCGTGGTGGTTAGAGCGTCAAGTTCCCGAGGAGTTTGGCAAGACAGAGAAGTTTGAAATCGGTGGAAACAACGGCGACCCAATTAGGGTACAAGTTGAAATGGGCGATTTAGAAGATAAGATTGCAAAAGTTCTAGCGATTCGTAAGAGGTAAACAATGGGTGAACGGCTCGTAGACCTCGTTCTCAATGCCACACCTGAAGAGCGAACAAAGATTTATCTCTCACTTACCGATGATGAAAAGTACGCGCTATCGGTCATCCTTGATGCTGAGTTGGATAACCCGTGGGCAAGATGGGAAAATGACCCCATTGGATTTATCGAGGATGGCTTAGGGGAAACCTTATGGTCAAAGCAAAAAGAGATTCTTGATTCAATTCGAGAGAATAAGCGAACAGTAGTTCCAGCCTGTCACGCTCCTGGAAAATCTCACTTAGCAGCAAGAGCCGTTGCTTGGTGGATTTCAGTTCATCCTCCAGGGACAGCGATTGCAATTACAACAGCCTCGACTTTTAAACAGGTCCGAAACATTATGTGGGCGCAGATTCGAAAAGTTCATACGAGCCACGACTTGCCTGGAGAGATTTTAACTACTGAGTGGAAAATGGATGGCACCGTAGTTGCCTATGGTTTTCGCCCTGCCGATAATAACGAAGCAGCCGTACAGGGTATTCACGCACCTCACCTTTTGATTGTGGTCGATGAGGCTGGTGGTATCTCAGACAAAATTGGTGGCGCACTTGAAGCGCTTATGACGGGTGGACATACACGCCTTCTCGTATTGGGAAACCCGCCTACAGACCAAGAACAATCCTGGTTCGAAAGAATCTGTGCGAGTCCGCTTTACAACATCTTGCCGATTAGCGCTTTTGAAACACCAAACTTTACGGGTGAGGAGACTGGTCAATGTCGGTCTTGTCCATCCCATATTGAGGCGCATCCAGTTGCAACGCACCTAGTAGACCAAACCTGGGTTGATGATGTGATTAGTGAATTCGGAGAAGATTCACCATTCGTCGAAGCCCGTGTTCACGCACGATTCCCACAAACGGGAACGGGCAAAGTAATTCCTTATCATTGGGCGGAGTTGGCTACACAAAATGAAGAAATGGTTGAAAGTTCAATCATTCGACTTGGCGTGGATATTGCATCCGATGGTGGAGATGAATTTGTTATCGCTAAGGCTGATGGTTATGTCGCATCGATTTTGCACCGCAGTTCAGGCAAGGTCAATGCAAACGCTGTAGATGTCGCGGGTGTTGTTATGACTGAGATTGAGAAAGCGGTTGCTATTCATAAAGACAGGGGCTTATCTGATTTGGTTCGCGTCAAGATTGACACAATTGGAGTTGGCTGGGGTGTCGTATCGCTATTGGATAGATGGGTAAAAGAGCGTCAATTGCGAGCGCTGATTATCGGGGTCAATGTAGCCGAGAAACCAAAAGACCAAACCAAGTTTAAGAATCAAAGAGCCGAGATGTGGTGGAACGCTCGCACTCTTTTGCAGCCTCGAGACGATAAGCAAGAATTACGCCTTGATGTGGATAGGCAAGTTTTGGCACAGTTGGCAGGACCAACCTATAAGTCTGATTCTTCAGGTCGAATACAAATTGAAGCCAAGGCTGATATGAAACGGCGTGGCGTTCATAGCCCTGACCGTGCCGAAGCAATACTTCTCGCCGTATACGAAAACAAAAATATTATTCCAGCCATTGCACCTATTTCGATTGGACAGGTAAATCCGTGGGAGATGTAAAGCGCTCTGACTTTGATTTAGATTTACGATATGGGCAGCAAGGTGAGTCCTATATTAAATCTCTACTAAACATTGAGACTGTTGAGGTCAAACGAGATAAGCGCTGGAAGAATACTGGAAATCTTTATATCGAGGTTTGGTGTTGGAGCGATAACAATTCCGAGTGGTATCCATCGGGGCTACAGACAAGCAAGGCGACGCATTGGGCTTTCGTGCTGGAGGAGATGGCATTTATTGTGCCTATCGCCCAGTTGAAACAAGCGGTAGAAAAACACGGGCATCCGATTGAGTGTTCGATTCCACCTAATTACTCAAAGGGCTATCTCATTAAAGTTACGGATTTACTTCAGGTGGCTCGAGGATTCTAAGCGCTAATCTTTTTTAGCCAAAGTTGATAGTCCATAGTTACAAAGTTTGCTTTATCAAAATACAGTTTAATAATCTCTAGTTTATCGCCGTAGAGTTTTAAGAATAAATCAATGCCGATTCCTGGGTTAATATCGCTTGGATGCTCCCATAGGTAATCATCAAATGCCATAATCCCACCGACCTTTAATAAATCCCAGGCAAGTAGACCATCAACGAGAACGGCTTTTGCAGCGTGGTCGCCATCGATATAGATAAAGTCATATTGTTTATTGTGAGTTTGAGATAACCAAGAATGGCTCGTTGATTTAGCCTTAATTAACTTATCGCCGTAAATTTGTGTTTTGCGGTCATATTCTTTTTCAATCTCTGTCAGGTCATAACCGCCTAAAGAAATATAATTAGGGGGAATCTGTAAATCCCAAACATCAACATCGGTCAAGGTAGAGGTTTCGTGGGTTAAAACATTATCCATAAGCCAAACAGAGGCGTCACCAGTCCACGCCCCTATTTGAAGATAATGCTGATTCGGCAGACCAGCGAATTCTTTAAGCACCGCTTTGAATGTATTGGAGGCAATTCCATTAAACCAATCAGGATGTGATTCCACGATTAGCCTTTTGAATTTCTTTCCACCTCTTAGCGATTTCGCTGCCTTTTACAAGCCCATACTTGTTATACAAAATCTGACATTGCCTCAAAGTTAAACCTTTGTGTGGATGAGATGACGAGAGAATCCCCTTGCCAAACTCATCCACTAGGTCATTTAGTATCTCGTCACTCACGCGATGACACTTTCAGGCTGGATGTCAAAAACTGTCTCATAGAGCAACTGTCCACCCTCCCAGTCATTCCAGTCGCCATCTGATTTGATTTCAATGGAATCTCCAAAGATTTTCTTTGCGTGGATAAGACTTGCAGTAACAACAGAATCGTAAGGCTTTTCGGCTGTCTTACAGAAATCGAATCCCTCGTCACCAAGTCTGATTCCAAAAGTTTCGTGTCCGCCCGCTCCGACACCATTGAGAGCAACAAGAGTCTCATCGATGTTTGGTGCATCAAAACCCAAACCGTTGCCGAGTGGAATCCCAGCCTCGATTGCAGTTTCAACGATTACTTTGACTCCCTCTGTCCACTCCTTGAATTGAGCAGGTGTGAGTTCTTGCTTGATTGTCCAGTAATGTGTGTATCCCACTTATGCCACCGCCTTTTCTGATAGATGTGCTTGAACTTTTGAACGCCATTCGAGAGCGTATTCATTATCTGTTGCAGTCAAAAGATTAAATACCTTGGCTGGGCAGTCGAAGTAATAAGGACCAGCGCCCTCAGTTACCGACTTAACGGCGATGCTGCCATTGCGACGTCTAGTTAAGTAAACAACCGCAAAGACCGCTCCGCTGTTGTTATTCTTACTTTTGAACGCAGCATAGAAAGGCTTTTGACCGTGTTCGTTTTTGCCTTCGCCTAATGCAAGCAATTCATAGTTATCGCCAATTTCTTGCTTGATGTCCCATTCAAGAAATTTCTTGGTCGATATGTTTTTTCCTACCTGAGTTACATCCCACCCCATTATTGAACCTCCCGTGATAAATTAGTTGAAAAACCCCACTCAAGTTTTCTTTCGTGTTCTTTGATGTGTCTATCTGACGCTTGGCAAGCCTTGTTGAAAATCAAGAACTTACCGCGTTTGCCACAATCGCAAGTCCATCGAAAGTATTCAATTTCAAATGCAAGAGCCATTATTTACCCCCTCTAGTAAATACGCCACCAATTTCACGGCGCTTAAGTTCTGTTGTCCAGCACTTTCCGCAAACTACGAAGAATTGATGACCGTTACCTTCTTTGAAGATGTCGAAATCAATCCCGCAATCATCGCAAGTCTTAATCATTTGATTCCCCTCTCTGAGAACAAATCCAGTTTATCACAACTGGGGTTGGATATCAACCTTTTCAACAATTATTTCTTTAATTTTCTCGGCATCTTCATCTGAGATTCCAACACCGATTACCACGATTTTGTCTGACCAGTTGCTCATTACGCCCCCACCTTTTCGAATTGAGCCAATACTTTTTGTCTCTGAGCCTCGCTAAAGATTGCGTCCTCAGCCTTGTATGGCTCGTTGTTTAACTTGCCATAGTTTTCGATTGTTGCTTTTGCTTGACCAATCGCATATTCCTTAGCAACCCCGTACCAAGTTGCTTCAGTTTCAACGCCGTCTACGAACGCGTTAATCTGCCAGCCTTTTCCGTAAGGCGCGATGTTTGTCGCCTTGATGATTACTTTCTGAGTCATTTTGATTTCCTCTCTCGACCTTGTACATCCAGTATAACACAACTGGGGTTAATAATATTCCAAAATAGGTCTAAATTTAGGTCTAAATTTTGGGGTACACAATTCGAACATCTGTTCGCCTGATACCCTTGGCTTATGTCTCTTACACCAGCAGTCTCCGCTCTATTAAAGGCATCTTGCCCAACAGCGACTCAGGATGTAAGAGTCAATCTTAAGAACAGAAAGAAAGCCATCGACGACGCCTCCTACGGTCCTCTCAACCCCTCAGAGGCGAATAACGCATATTGGGACAAGATTGCCCAGGAATGGTCTGTATCGCCCGCTGAAGCCAAAAAGCAACGCTGTGGAAACTGTGCAGCGTTCATTCAGACTTCAACGATGAAGGAATGTATTACGGGGGGATTAGCCCAAGGCGATACCCGCGAGACCGCCTGGGATGTCGCTGAGGCTGGAGAGTTGGGTTATTGCGAAGCGTTCGATTTCAAATGCGCCTCGAAGAGAACCTGCCGAGCCTGGATTGTCGGCGGACCAATTACGGACAAGAATAAAAAATAATGACTGACACGATAATTCGTCTGCCAATCCAGCCGAATCAATTGTGTGACAGATGCCCTGCTACGGCTAAAGTCCGAGCAACATTCTTATCGGGCGAATTACACTTTTGTGGGCATCACGCAAAAAACCTCAAGGACTCTCTCGTATTGAAAGCCCTTGAGGTTTATGACCCTGAAGCAGTATTTAACTTATAGCCCTTCAAGAAATGTGCTAACAATTGCAGCAAGCATTAGCAAGGCAAAAGTAGCCAGCCCTGTAATTCCCCATAGGTAACGCAGTTCAGGGAACTTTGCAGGTTCACGCCTTTGTTTAACAATTTGATTGATAACTTTTGGTTGAATGATGTCATCAAACTTTTGATTTACTTCGTTGGTATCCATAGGTTCCTCTCCCGTTGTACATTTATACAACTGGGGTTAGGATACAGGAATTATTCTTTAATTACAATATGAAACGGCGGAGCGGTATCCGAGTTATATTCACTAGCAATCTCGAGAGCCTTAGTAGCCCACTTACGCGCCTCTGCTCGAGTTACTAAATCTCCGCTGAGGCAAGCCAAGGCACCAAGAGCAATAGCCCCACCTGAGCCAAGTCCGTAGATACCGCGAGAATCTTGGACCCAAGAATAATCAGAGCCGACTTCATAAATCTTTCCGTTGTAAACAATAAGAAATTCAGATTCGTGGCTTGATTGCCCTTCCGAGGTTTTCTCGTAGCCCGCATCAGCAAAAGCCTTACGCATTGCAGGGATAAGGAATCCAGTTATGAAATGTCCATCATCTTTTGCAATAAAAGTTTTAGGCAATTTGAGTTGCGATTGCAAAATATTTATTGCTCGCACATCACCTGCACACGCGATTGTAAAGTTATCGTGTTCAATAATTTTCGAATGACCTTTTGCCATTCTGTAAATTGTTGAATCATCTGCAATGCGAGTGTCGGCACCCAAGAGCGCCCAATTGCGTCCCTGGATACCGACGAGAGTTGTCATAGCCCGTAGTCTACAAGTCGGGAATAACTACCTCGGTTTGAACCGCCGTAAGCGCGAGCATTGCATTACGCCAAACCTCGGGAGTTCCCGTATCAGGCAAGTAACCACCCGCCCCACCTAGAAGGATGGGCATATCGTGGAATTGCTCTCTAACGGCTCGGAGTGACCTCCAATAGCCCGCTGGTGTGTAAGCGAGTTCGCTTAGCGGGTCATCCTTGAGACCGTCCGCTCCACACGCTACGAAAATCATCGTAGGCTTGAATTCATCGCAAGCCTCGAAGAAGGCTTCAGTTGCAGACATTAAATCTTCGTCTGTTGAACCGTGTGTAAGCGGAAAGTTATAGGCGCGATTTTTGTAATCGGATATTAAACCCGTGCCTGGAAAGATTCCGTATTGGTGAACCGAGAATGTCATAACATTTTTATTAGACTTAAGTAACATCTCGGTACCGTCGCCGTGGTGGGCATCAATATCAAAGATTGCTACGCGCTCGCCTAATTCAGTTGCCTTCGTTGCAGCGATAGCAAAGTCAGCAAAGATGCAGAATCCGCTTGAGTAATCACGCATCGCGTGATGCTTTGCACCTGCCAAGTTAATAGCAAGCAAAGTTTTCTTATCAAGCAAAACATCCAGGGCAGTTAAAGTACCGCCGACAAATAACTTTGCTAATTCACCAAGGTCGTGACGCTGACCATCCCATTCATCTGATTCACCTTTGATGGTGACATCGTGAACATAGATTGGGTCGTGAACAAGCAATAGGTCATCGGTGTGTGGCATTTCAGGATGGATTTCATCTACGTTGAGATGGCGCTTTTGAGCCTCCAACATAATCTGATTGCGCCCGTGAAGAAATCGTCGTCCCTGTGTAGGGTGCGACTTATCGAATATCCAGTTCGCGTATTCAGGCGAATGAACAATTATTGCGTGTTCCATATTTATCCCTCCCTCTATATTAAACCCCAGTTTACCTTATTTTTGTTGATAAGGACAATTGGCGATTAGTTGAGCAAGCAAGGCAGAACGATTCTGTCGCTCGCTTTTTGAAATTGCGGAACCATTGCCAACCCATTCTTTGTATAGATTCTCAAAATCTATTGTGTTTGGTGCTGGATGGTAAACAAGACATTTACAAGGAGATTGGCTCATTCTCATTGCAGCATCCTTTTGCTTTTCTAATTGTTCTACTGGTCTCACGATAACCACTCCTTTAACTTCTCGACTGGATACCCAATCTCCTCGAGCCAAGCAGTTACCTTCTCGACATCTTTTGTAGCGCAGAAGAAATCAATACCTGTTGAGAAAACATTAGACGTTGGCTCTGACAAAAAGTAGGTAGGAGCAACAGCGCCATAGAAGTTCTCGCATAGATGCTCTGCAAACTCGTTGAATAAAGCCTTACGCTGATGAAATTCATCTGCCCAGCCAGTTGTCCAACCTGATGCTAAAACGGTCATACCTTCAAAGTTCTTGACGGTTTCGTAATGACCACGCCATCCGCTTGTCTGCACATACTTGCGACCTTTGTTTTCTCCAAAGAGTTGATAGAACCAATCAGGGGATTCTCCATCGTCACCACGCGAGAAGTCGCTACCAAAGATAACTTTTTCGGCTTCGTGATTACCGTGGACCTTGAGAAGAGTTGAGCAATTTTCTAGGTCTGATTGTTCGCAGTCATAGCAGAATGTCTTTTCAGTCATATCTGAAATTGCATAACCATCATCGTCATTGATGACTGTCTCGCAATCTGCACACTTTGTAATTGTCTCGCTCATTACTTGCCTCCCTTGCTGACTAGACCTTGCTCGATAAGTGCCATTGCTGTGCGCCCGTAGTGACCCTGGAGTTGCCACGCAAGCCCTGTGTCTACTAAGTGCTGAAACAATTCAACAACTTTGTCTCCATCAAGTTCGCCTGATTCAAAAGCGATAATCGCGCTTACGCGGTCATATGGCTTTTGAGGTGGGCAATCTTTGTAAGGATTCTCGTTGCCTTCGTTATCTTCACAGGTGCAAAAGTTAAACTTCTCAACCTGTGTGGCGTGAGTTAATTCTGCTAACTCTGACCAAGACATTGATGCTTGACTCATATTGCTACCTCCGATTTCATTTTCTTCCAACGCTTGTATTCAGTTGATGGAACCAAGATTCCATAACCGCTGTTTACCTCTTGAGCGCCTTCCCACAATTCTTTAGCAATGGCTCCACGACCTTCGTAGCCTTCGTCGATGAATCGTTCGAAGTTGCCAGTTGCATCGGAAAGAATCCATCCACGCTGAGGATTTCCGTTTGTTGTGTTTGGAGCCTTGATGTAAGTAAGAAATTTCATTACGCAACCACCTTTTCTTCCTTGTTTGCATCACAAGTGACACAAAGAAACGAATAAACACTTTGGTCGGGATAACGAGTTATTACTGCCCATAGCCCTTTGACTGTGGCGTGATAATCGCAATCCGTACATTTGAATAAAAACTTCGGTGCTTGATTTAACCCCATTACGCATCCACCTTTCCAAATTCGACATTTCTGAAGCAAGATGCTTGGTAAGCAATCTCGCCCACTTGGTCTGCATAGACACTCCTTAGAGTCCCCTTATCAAAAACAACACCTGCACGGACAAATTGACGGCTGACTGTCCAAGTGTCATCCCAACCTAATTTGATTGAGACGCGGTATCCATTTGAAACTGGCAATTCGATTCCGACTGTTTCGCCATTTTCTCGAATAACGCCGACACGACCACCTGAGATTGCAAAGATATTCATACGACCTATCTGAGCAATTAGTTGGTCCTCATCGAACGGACGGCTTGTGAATTCTGACATTAGACACCTACCTTTCGTGACACAGAGAAAACAGATTCTCCGAACTTTTTGATTTCGACATCTTCAATCTTCTCGAATCCAAAATCAGCGCAGACGTAAACCTGACCGTCGATTTCGATTTCGTCACCAATTGAGATTGATGTGTGAGTACGAGTTGCAGATAACTTTGGCTCAATAATCTGCCATAAGTTTCCTGAATATGTATTTGTATTGTGGTAAATAACTCCTAAGAACTTGTCACGGTTTTCATCGTTAATTGCGAATTCAGTTTCGAATTCAACAGAACTAATGAAGCGACCAATCTCAGGCTTATCTCCAAAAGCCTTCCAAGTTACTTTTACTTTACTCATTTATCTGACCTCTCTCTAGGTTGTATACCAATTATACCACGGGGGTTAGTAATTCCTGTTAATTCTGACCTGGGACACAGGAATTCCTTTTTCCTTTGCAAACTCTCTCTTCGCCTGAGCAACCGCTGAACGCTTTTGCTTTGATTCCGCAGTCAAGATTAAGAAGGCGACGACATTCGCCCAGCCCTGGGCATCCTCGGCAGTTTCGGCAGCATAAGTAGCCAACCATTCAGCAGCCCCGTGCAAGTCACCGATTGATGGTGATTCAGGCACCAAACCTTCGTGAAGGAATCTATCGACAGAATCCTCATCGGAGGTAATTCTGTTGCCCCACTCAAATCCTTTGTAATCAAGACTCATTACTTGAACCTCCCAATTTTAATAGCGCTTTGAAATTCCTTTTCAAATTCGACTGCATAACATTTCACGCAGACTTGTCCAGGAAAGACTTCAAACTGACCGATAGAAACTCCGCACTTCACGCAGACCACCACGGGCATCTCCTCTCTCTTACATATCCAGTATACACGACTGGGGTTGTATATTCAACTTAGAAAGGGGTAAAAGTCGTGCGCTAAACTAGGCTCTATGCGTAAATTCCAAGACATCCTGAGCCGAATGGTGGCTGTTTTCACCGTTGGCGCACTAGGCACCTTGGGCGCTGGGGCTATTGTGGGAATTGATGCTTGGGTAGCCCTATCGATGGCAGGGCTGTTGGCTGTCGCCTCAGTTGCAGAGCGACTAGCCCGTGAATATCTTGACGACGGAAAACTAACGCTCGATGAAATCAACGGAGCGTTTAGTCCTTTTGCTAAATCAGAAGAAGTTAATCTTCCTTCTGACGGCGAAGAGGGTAAGTCAGAACCCAAACGCCAAAAGTAATTAGGATTGCATAGCCAACGATATTTTTGGCAACACCATCAACAAGAATCCAGGCAACAAACATTCCTAGCATCGTCCATATTTGTCCGATGATGTCATTCAAAAAGTTTTTCAATTTGGTCTCCTATATCCAATGCCACCAATGGCGGTAGCAATTGTAGTGGTAGCAATATTGCCGATGATTGTTGCAGCAATAACTGTTTTACTTGCCTCTTCGCGTTCTTCAGGAGACATATCTGCCCCAAGGTTTCCGATAGCGAAGAGCAATTGTCCTGGGCTTTCAAAGATTGCTGAAACAATATCTGCTGCTGAGGTAAGCAGTTCTAAAGCAACAGCAACCTCGGCTGTAATAACAACCTCGTTACCATTTTCATCCTGGCGAACTTCAACAGGTTGCTCGTCAGGTAAATCTTCTAACGAGATTCCAGCATCGGCAATTGATTCAACAGTTACGGCTTCACCGTTTGCTGCTTCAATAAGTACATCTGCAACAAACTCTCTTTCGGCAGATGTAAATTTTCCATCAGATGAAAGATTCTCTGAAAGATTATTAACTTCTGCTTGAGTTATCTTTCCATCCGCATCAAGGACGGAAACAATAAGGTCTTTCTCGGCTGTGTTAAGAGGACCGCTTTTGCTTAAAGTTTCAATCAAGGCAGTTGCTTCGGCTTGGCTAACTTTTCCATCCGCCATCAATGAATCAACTACCGCTTCAACATCAGCGGGTGTAATCTTTCCATCTTCAGTAATGTCATTTACTAATTCGGAGGTTTCAGATGATTCTGTGGACGGACTTTGTGGCGCTGGCTCTGCTGGGATTGGTGCTGGTGGTTCTTCGGCTGGTGGTTCGGGAGCAGGTGGTTCCTCGACAGGTGGCTCTTGCATTTCGGGTTCTTGAGGTAACGGCGGTTCTTCTGCTGGTGGCAATGGTTCTTCGATTGGCTGTTCAGTAGGTGGTAGCGGTTCGGGTGTGGGACCTGGCGGGACAGTTTCCGCTGGGGGTTCAATCGGTTCAGGTGCAGGTTCTTCAACGGGCGGAGCAGTTGGCTCAGGCTCGGGGAGCGGTTCAGGTTCAGGGACAGGTGCGGGTGGCTCTACGGGATTTGGACTTGGCTCAGGTCGAACAATCGGATTCGGTGTGGGTTCAGGAACAGGAGAAGGCTCAGGGCTGGGTTCAGGAACAGGCACGGGAGTCGGCGCTACCGAAGGGGTATCGACTGGATTCGGAACAGGGCTTGGTGAGGGACTTGGTTCAGGTGACGGAATTGGAGTTGGGGTAGGAGATGGCATTGGGGTTGGCTGTGGCGTTGGCTGTACTGGCGCTGTTGTATTGGTATCAGGTGAAGGAGTAGGCGATGGTGTGGGTTCAGGTATGGACGGCGCAGGTCCCTGGGTCGGTTGAGGTTGAGCAGTCGGAGTTGGCGAAGGTTCAGGGATTGGAGTCGGTGAAGCCGATGGTTCCGATGTTGGTTGAGGTTGAGGACTTGCGCTCTCAGTTGGTGTGGGAGAAGGTGAAGGTTCAGCAGTTGGAGTCGGCGTTGGCTCAACGCTCGGAGATGGAGAAGGCTCAGATGTCGGAGAAGGCTCAGGAGTCGGCTCTATCGAAGGGCTGGGGCTGGGTGTTGGGGTCGGCTCAACAATTGCCTCAGCAGTTACAACAGGAGCAACATAAACCCGAGTTAGACCCGCCTCTTCTAAACTAACGACACGACCATCGGGCAAACGAACGCCTGTTCGAGTATTTAATCCTTGTTGAACATCTGAAAGATAAGTAATCGTTAAAGTGCTATCTGCGTTAATAGATGCAGTAACAACGATTGTCGATAAAGGATTGGCTGAAGCATTTTGTCCATAAGGGCGCACGGCTAAATCAACTTGAAACCCTGCTTGACTAGAAGTAATAATTAAATGCTCATCCGCTGCTCTCCATCCAGCAGGATAAGAGTTTGTTGGATTTGGATTAGCAGGGTCAAGGACAACCCAATCATAAGCATTAACAGAAATCGAAGGCGTATTGGGATAGTTGGCGTAATCGTTATCTATCTGACCAAAAACAATTGTTGAGTTTGTTGTGGCATAAACAGCCGTGTATTCGACGCCCTGGAAATTGACCGCTGTTGGCAATGCCACTTGGTAAGAGACATCATCGCCTCCACAGGTATCTTGGACGATTATTGGAGTTGAGGTCGCCGTAGCCGAATCCGATGACGCTAAAACTGTTGCAGCGTCGGAGGCAATAGCGACGGATTCAGCCGTCGTCACACATACTGCCGAGGCTGAGTCGGTAGGCAAAACAGCCCACCAAAAGACTAGGAAGCAGACCGTGATTATGCGGAAAAAGCGCAATTTGGACCCTTTGAACGAGGGTCACAAAGGACACGACAGGCTCTTATTGTACCAATTGGCTAAACTATGCTAAACTGGGGTTGTAAATGAGAGAGGAGACCCAATGAGCGTGACAAAAGAGTTCGCGGTCAAGATTGATACAGAGTTGTCATCTTGGTACGACAAGCGCTGGGATTTGGTCAGCAAGTTAGAGAGCGCTGAAGATTCAATCAAGTTCTACGAGAAGTATTACCCAACTTCAGTAGAAAAGATTCAAGAATCTATTGAAAAGGTCGCAAAGATTAAGTCAGAAATTTTCAAAGTCAATGTCGAAATCTCAAAGTTAAATGCGATTTACAACCAAGACCCTTGGACAAGAGCGTTCTTGGTAATCAACAGCAACGGTCACGTCCACAGTTCAATGGATTGCTCAACTTGCTTCCCAACTACTCGTTACAACTGGTTAGTCCAGTACAGCAACGACGATGAGAAAACAATCGTTGAGGATGCGGGTCAGGATGCTTGCACAGTTTGTTATCCATCTGCTCCAGCCGATGTCTTGAACCGTCCATCACGAATCGTGACAGCGGAC